ACCTTTTGTCCCCGTGATTTTTACTGTACCCGTTGCTGTAGTTGCCGGTTTTCGAGTAATTCCCAGCTCACCGCACTTGGCATCCAAATAACTCCCGCTGGCTGTAGCAGCAAATGCATTTGTTAAAATCTGAGCCTGCTTTCCATAGGATTTTTCAAGCTCAATGGCTACAGGAGATATGGAATCATAAAAAAAACTTCCTTCTGATTTATCATAATCATTGCTTATATCTGCTAACATCCTTGCTCTTAAATCTTCTTTTGTTACACTCATATGGTTATTTCACCTCCTGTCGTTCCATATTTTGTTTCAACTGTAAAGCTGCAATGCAAAGTTCGCCCTATTTGTTCAAACTGGAAGTTATGGACTGCCGTAATATCCACATTTTGGAGAAGGGCCTCTTTTACTTCCCGCTCTATTTCTATCTGAGCAAAAGCTAATGGATAGTCTCCGCTTATAAAATCCTTTAAGGTTACTCCATACTCTCCGGATTCATAAATCTTAAATTTGGATTTTTCCGTATAGAGAACTTTCTTTATCCATACCTTTACCGCATCAAGTCCGTCACATTTCAGTATTTTACCGTCAGTCACCGTGAAATCTCCTGCATCAAAATCAAATAGAAACGACTTTCCCATTTCAGTAAGAGTATCATCTTCAAGCCCAATGTCTTCTGTAAATTCCGGAAACATTAAATATCACCTACCTTATCCATTACAAAATAAATGGAATCATCTCTGCTGGGGATAACTATTACTTTATCATGGCAGCATAATACATCCGCTACCGTATGTGTATGCTGCCCGTGGTCCGCTACTGTCTCACTGCTTGAAATATAGGTTTTTAGTAAATGTTGAGCCACTATCAGTCTGGACTTGTCCAGAATAAAACCGTTTACTGTTATTTTCAGTTCAGGAGGTGCAGTTAAGACCTTTCCCACACAAATACCTTGTATAGAGGGATTATTCCTTTCTTTAAACAATTTTGCCAATTCTGTTATTGAATCCATCTCAGACCTCCTCTAGCTCAAGATTTGTTGTATGTATTGTCCCTATACTGTGATTGGCCGATTTAATCTTGTATTTACCTATCAGATTTGTCATCGGTTCATTGATATCCAGGATTCTGCCTGCTCTTAAATCAAAGTGCCCTAACACTTCTATACTCCCATTAACCTTAACCCTTGCCAGTTCCTTCAGCATATTCTGAGCAATATTTCTTGCCTGTGCAATATCCTTATCTTCCAGACTCTTTGTTTCCTGTAACAACCCATACCATGTAATTATATTGGGCCGTTTTTCTTCTGCAATAACCTTTACTTTTTCTTCACTTCCTGCATATACCTTGATACTGTTTTTCATTTCTTCAATACTTGCTGTTTTAGAAGGATTACTTATGGTATCATTGATGTCAACCATGGGCAGGTTATCTGCAAGCTTTATTTTTAAATTCAGTATCAACTCGGTGTCTTTAAGGATACAAAATTTGCCGAAGTTCATTTCCATCACATATTTAATTCCGGTAGTATTTGTTGTTTCCTCAATAATGTCTTTAATTACTTCTGAAACTTCCTTATCATAATAAATTTTTTTGATTATTGCAGGCATATCTGCTACCGAACCAATTGGAATATCAAACTCTCCTAAGAGTGATTTTATCGCTGTGTCAGCACGTATCCCGTTAAACTGTTTTATTGTTTTTGATTTATTCAAATAAAAAGCATAATCGAAGCAAGTAAAGGCTTGTGTATTTTCATTTCGGGTTTTAGAAACAACAATTCCAAAAAATATCTCTCTGTCACTGTCATCCTTGAGCTTAATCTTGTCTCCTGTATTTACGGAAAACTTGGGATAGTAATACATAGTGGAATATGAAATTTCAAAACCCAATTGATCCCCCAATGTATCCAAGCTGCTGGACAAAGTAATGTTTCCTGCCATAGCACTTATGTCATAATTATTTACTTTCAGTATCATGGCTTCACCTTTATAAATCTAAATTCCTTAAATTCAATTGAATACTCAATATCTTTTGTTCCTGATCTCAGCCCATATTCAAAAGATTCTATTGTAACAGGCAGGTTAATAGGTGTATCTGTTAAAATCAGCCGGAACGGAAGCTTTCTGTCACGCATAGCTTCTATTTCTTTTACGAACTCCCATCCAAACATAGAACTGCTCTTAGAATAGGTATGTTTTTTCGCAGGAAAAACACTGGAAAAGCTTATGGTTTTAAGGCCTTTTTCTTCAATAAGAGTGATTTCTTTTGCATTGACAGTTTGATAGGATTCGTTCTGGCTTGGAGATTGTATAGTAAATTCCGATGGCAGCACCGGCAGTTGTATCACTTTCTCCCTGTTATTAATGCTTAAAAATATATCCATCTCTTCCTCCTACATATTGGCAAGTCTTAATTTCAGCTGAGGCACTATTTCATTAACTACTTCGTTAGCGGTTACACCTTTGGCTGTAATGTATATGTTTCCAATGCTGACATTTCCGCCGTTTAACATACTTTTACTTTTGTCAGCCGGAATGACTTTAGATCCATTAGGTAAGTCTACGATTTCTCCTCCACGTTCATTGATATAGGTCAATCCGCCCTTCCAATATGAAGTTCCCAAAGCCTTATGCGATTTAGTACTTCCTTTATCTGCGGTTTTCTGATGATTGCTCCCTTTCTGAATATTGCTTATATCAAGCAACTGAATTTCTTTTATGTCGAATCCAAGATGTTTTCCGCCCAATTCAGGTACCCAATCAGGAATATCAAACTGAATACTGCTGTTTATTTTTTTAATTACTTCGTTAATTACACCAATCGCAGCATTTAATGGTACCATCAGAAGCCCTGCCAGTCCGCTAAAAATTCCGTCAAATATATTTAATACACCTTGCCATGCTAAGCTCCAATCTCCTGTAAATACTCCTGTAATAAAATCTATTATTCCGTGGAAAATCTGAAGTGCTCCCACAATAACATTTCCAATTGCAGAAAATGCGTCCAAAACATATTGCTTTATAATCGGAAATACGGTCTGGAATATTGGCGTTAATTTTCCAGCTAGCCATTGAATAAATGGTAAAATTACACCGTTCCACAAGTTTAACAGACTGCCGCCGATTGTTTTTAATAAAGGAAATATTGTTGTAACCAGCCATTGTGCTAACGTCTTTAAAACAGGTAGTATTGTCGTAGTAAACCATTGTGCCAGTTTCTTTAAAATCGGCGGAATCACTGTTGACAAATATACTGCAAATTCTTTAAATTTCGTCAATAATTGCTTAATAAATTCTGCAATTTTAGGGTGCTTTTTTACATATTTATATAATTTATCAACAATTTTATAAACTTTGTTAACCACCCATACAACAGCTTCACCCAATTTATCTACGATGGCTTTAATTTGGGGTTGGTTCTCTGTAAACCACTTTGCAAACTTTGCTAAATATGGCAAAACTATATTTCCAATTTGCTCCTTTAATTCTCCAAACAGGATTTGAGCCTGTTGAATAGCTCCAGCATCAGTATTTGCCATTTCTGCGTTGGCTTCTCCGACATTTTGGGAGATTACTTTTGCAAGCATTGCTGCTCTCTCTTCTTCAGTACCATATTTCAATACATTTTCTTCTGCTTCACTGAAGGCTAATCCCGCTTCTTTTAATCCGTTCGTTTGTCCTTTTAGACCTTGTCCCATTAAATCAGCTACTGCGACGGCATCATCGGAAGTTCCATTTAACCCTTTTTGATGAACCATTAGATTATTCATTGCAGGAATCAGTTTCTCGATGCTTTTAGTATTGCCCGCATACGACGCCAATTGTTCTGCACCTGCCATTTGAACTTCATCACTTACTACACCATTCTGCTGCTGTGCGGAGGTCAATTTTAATATTGAATCAATCTGCTCACCTGTTGCTTTGGTTCTTAGTTTTAAAGTAGATGCAAGTTTCATCTCATTTTTTTGTTGAGATTGAGCAGCTGCAATAGACTCACCGGCAAAACCTACTATGCTTTTACTGCATTTTTCATAAAAACTTTTTCTTTTATCACTTAAATTTTTACTAAAATCCTCAAAAGATTTTTTTACCTTATTTTTAAAATTATTAAGCTTATTATTTATAGACGCTAGTGAATTAGATGCTCTGTCATTGACCCTTACAACTGCAGTTATCGCTCGCGCATTTATCATCTCCATTCTCTGTATAATCTGAGATAATTGCGTACTTGCTCTGTCATTTAGGGTTACGGTCATATTTGCATTTTGATTTGCCATTCTTTCCCCTCCTTTCTCCTCTATTTACCGAATAAGGCTTGATATTTCTCACTTTCTTCTCTCCAATACTTTTCTTTTGCCATTCCATACATAATCCGTTCATAGGGATCTGCATTTATCAGTTCATTGAGAGCTATGCCCCGGGCAAGGAAGAAGGTTACTATTTCGTATAAGTAATCATCTTCCTTTATGAGTTTTTTATTTCTTCACCTACACTGGCAATACCGGAAAACTCGAAAAGCTCTTCTCCGATTGTTAAAATATCTGACAAGTCAAAAATAGCATCCACCGTGTCATAGGGATCCACAATCCCCAGTTCTTTTTGCAATTCGGAATCCTGAAGCATTTCACAGGTTTTATAAATCAATTTCTTGTAAGCCGCTGTAATGGTTCTCGTGTCTGCAGTAGTCCCTATATCATCCATTATGCTTAACATTACTTCATCGCTTGGCTTCTTAAAAATCAACGATTTACCGATAGATTTTACTTCAATTTCTTTAAACTTATGTAAGCTCTCTTCTTTTTGCTTTTTCTTGGCAATCAAGTCCTTAAATGTTGCTTTTTTCATTTTATCCTCCCATATAAGGCTCTAATAAATAAGAATTAGAGCCTTTTATAGCAAATCCTCTCAGGCTAGATTAAATCGTTTCCAGTACTTCATAATCACTAAACTTAAATGGAACCTCTTCCTCCACCAAAGCTTTATTTTCCAGCTTAGCAAGCATTAATTCGGTAATTACTACATTACTGATTGCTACTCGTTCTGATTTTCCTGTTGAGCTGTCCTTTAACTGGGTAATAATCTTCAGCTCCGGCAGTTCTCCTGTTTTATAGGCGTCCTTCATTAGGCTCAGAACGGTACTGTCTATTTTCTGCATCACAAGAGTACCTTCTCCGCTCCAGCCGGTATATGCGTGATGAGTTGAATAGTCTCCTATAAAGTTTACTTCTTCAAAATTACCTGTAATTTTAGCTTCAATACTTTTTACCTGTGCTAACAGCTTGCCGTTCAGCCATACATTTCCATTGCTTCCGCTTAAAATTCTGTTCTGATTTATCATGAGTCCCTCCTACGCTAAATTAATATTAAACTGCAGATTTTCCATGGCCCCGAGAATCTTTATATCTCCATATAAGAATACCGTTCTCTTAAACGCATTGTTTTTCACCTGCTGTTCTGTCCATGTTTCAGCTTCTGCCTTTCCAGTACCGGTCCATGCATCTCTCTGTGCTTCCACATCTACATCTACCTTATTTTCATAACTGCTGTCCAACACATTATCATCTGCCAGCTGCTTGAAATAAGAGTTGACAGAACTGATTAATAAAATCTGATTATCGTAATTATTCTTGTAATTGCCAAGGTATTCATTTTTAAATACACCGGAAATATCATCCTGAATTAAATCCATCGCTTCTACGATATCAATGTATTTCATATCCTCTGTGGCCGTTTTTCCGTCTGTTGTAGTCATGGAATTTATACCTAAAGCAATCTGAACATTATCAATATCATTTACTAAAACAAATTTACCGGAACCGACAGCAGTCTGACTATCTGCTACTTCTTCTACTTTAATTAAATTGGTGCATTTAAAATAGGTGGTTCCTCTTTTCACATTACAACTTGCCAAAATACCTACTAGAGACGGACAATACTTTTCTCCCGATACCTTTCCCCTTGCATCAGCAAAGGTTACAGCATTATTGTAGAAATTCACTAAATGTTTGCTGTCTGCCGTTGCTGCCTTATATACAACCGCTTTATAGGTCTTCCTTTCCAACTCTTTAGATTTAATCCAGCTTGCAAGAGTGGCCCATTCTTCACTTACACCATCAGCAATAGTAATCCATCCCGTTTTAATATTTCTTTCAACGCATGCAAGGGCATCTGCAATGCTGCCTCCTGTCTTGTCAACTCTGACAACAACAACCTTGTTTAAAGAAAAATTAAAGATGTCTTTGATGTATTTCAGATTTTCTTCTGTGTATTTTTTCTGATCCTTTTCTGCTGAAAGAACAGAATTATATTCTTTCAGCTCAAAAGTCTTGTCTGTATCGTCTTTGACGATAAGCACAGCTATTCCTCTTTCACTGCGTTCAACAAGTGAACTTGCAAGCTGCTTAAATGTCACTTCAATGTTTGGTAATTTAATCATTTACTTCCTCCTTAAATTCTAAGCTTTCCATGGTTTCACCGGCTTCAGTGTCTGACATCAGTTCGACGGCATACAATTCAAAGCTTATTTTCAAAGTTCCCTCTTTTATCTCTGAGCTCAGATTTGAAACAGGCACTATCATTCCGTCCACAGCTAGGTCTCCAAGCAAAGCATTTTCCATTAATTCTTGTATTTGACTGATATGCTCTTTATTGCTATACATGTTTTCTGCGAAAAAAGAAACATTGACCGTGAACGTTTTTTCTTTACTGCTTAAATTGAATTTTGTGATCTTCAACTTCTCAACAGCTATCTTTAGGCTTGGCCGAATTGAATTTTCAGTAGCATCTTCGCAGATAATTGGCATGCTTTGAAATTCAGTACCAGCCAATTCCCGCTGAAGCTTTTCAGCTATAGCCGTTTTTATTTCCAATAACGTCATTAAACCTCCCTCCTTACCACACTTTTTTAGAGATTACTAGCAATCTTCTTTACATTTATAAGGTTATCATATAGTTTTCGGGATTTTCGGCGACTTGTCGCTGATTTTTCTCCGTTCTGATAAATGTCGCGGGCTGTGAAGAAAACAATTCTTTTCGTTGATATTTCTGCCTAATAAAAAGATGGTACTTTACAACCTTTAGGCTTTAAAATACCACCCTTTTTTCTGCCCTATCTAGTTAGGCCTGCTATATGTAAGAGCCCTCGGGCTGTCGTTTGTGCCCTCCGTAGTGGGATCCACCAAAATTCCCAGAGCTGCCAGCAGATTCAGAATAACACTGACAATTTGTATAACCTCTGCTTCCGATATAGCTGTAACGATATCAAATATACCAAGAATTTGATATACAAAAGTCACCACACATGCCACGAGTGCCGCAAAGGTTGTTTTATTTTTTAACCGTAATTTCCAATTAATCCTCATAATAATGTTCACACTCCTTTAATTCATCTATCCTATGATGGGCCGATTTTACTGCTTGTTCTACTACCACCATACGCTCTATCAGCCCGTTATGCTTATCTTGTTTTTTCTCAAGATTGTTTAATTTTGTCAGGACCATTCCTCCAAAGCTGCCTAGCGATACAGCATAAACAACCATCTGTATCCAAAATTCTGTCGCCATATGTGCCTCCTACCCGGTTGTAATCCGATCAATTATGGCGAAAAGCTCTCCCTTTGTAATGGGTTTGTCTAAAGCATTTCTATGTACTTCAGGAGTATCAATAATTTCTTTTTGTATAAGGCTGTCCAAATATTTTTCTGCCCAGTGTTCCTTTTCTTTCTGCATGTTCTGTTCTCCCTCTTTCCACGTCATTCCCAGGTATTGTACTATTCCTTTTGCGTCAGCAACCGCACATTTTTCCCTGAATATATCATCCTTCAGTTTACTCAATTCTTCTTTGTTTGTATAAAACCCATGTTCTACTAAGATCGCCGGACAGGTAGTTTTCGTTACGATAGCCGCTACATTCTTTGCACTTTTTATGCCCCTGTCTCTTAACCCCAGTGATATAATACTCCAGTCATGGATTGATTGAGCCAGCTTTGTTCCTGATTTATCTTTATCCTCGGGCGCATTACAATAAATTTCCCACCCATTTGCCTGATTCCAATCTGTTCCATATGCATTTGCATGAATGCTTACCAGCAAATCCGGCTTGTTCTTATTAACGGCAGCAATTCTGCTGTTTAATTCTGTCTTTGGACTGGAGTTTTCTATATACTGAACCCATACTTCTAAACCATGCCTATCCAAGTGTTTTTTTATCCTGTTGGATACATCATAATTAAATTCATACTCGAAAAATGATTCATCAAAGCTTCTCTTCCCCGGCGTTAGTCTGCAATGCCCGGAATCTATACAAATTTTCATCTTATCGTTCCTTTATTTATATCTTGATTACTCATTATCAGGGTATATTTCCCTGATATACTCTTTAGCCATAACGATTAAGACCGATAATTCATTAGCCAGATCGGAGCCTTCCGCTGAATAATGCAGCCACTTTTCATTGGCCTCATTAACTGTCAAGGCTTCCTCTCTCCACGAAATCAATGGGCTCTCGTCTGCTTTGTACCGCATAGCTTTATATGAAGTCTGCCGGTTTTGTTCCGCAGTTCTTCCTGACTTAAAGTTATTTTTTTGCTCCATACACCATCTTTGTATATATCACCTATCCCATAGCCATCTTTTGCTTGGGTGATTATATATTGTTCTCCCAGCATTTCTATGGCCGTTTGCATGTCTTCAAATACTGCTATGTTTTCACATGTATTTGTTTTCTTATCTATTATTGCCACATTCATATTTGTACCTCCTATTCATAATATCTTACAATTACTATTCCTGATCCGCCAGAACCGCCTTTTCCTGCAGTTGCAAATGTTGAGTTACTTGTACCACCGCCTCCGCCACCATTACCTGTATTTGCATTAGCTGAAGCACCATTCCCACCACAACCATTATGAGTTCCAGGTTGACTTGCATTTTCTCCTTTATTGTTAGCACTAGCACCTCCCCCACCAGCCATTACAGAATTATTTACATCAGAAGCTTTAGTTCCACCAATTTTTGAAAAAAGCTCAACATTACCTCCATTACCCGCACTTGTATAATATTGTGACGCACCTCCCCCACCAGCCCCAGCAACTCCGTAATATTGTCCATCTAAAGGGCAAAATTGAAGCGTAGAACTTACAGACTGCAATAATGAGGTAATTGAAACCGCATTTGAATTGTCTGCAGCATTCCTTTCTGTTGTTTGTTGAAAAGAACTAAGTGATGTGCTAAATGTGCCAAATGAGCTATCATTTAGTCCAGTAGGAACAGTCCAAGTTTGAGAAGTTGTAAATTTTTTGATGATTAAATTCTTAGGGGGTATTTTCTGCAATGCCTTATCCACATTCGCATTATCCACCGACAGCCCGTACAAGCTTCTGACTTCATCACTGATCCCCACTGTTGACGCAACTATATCCTCGGAAGGTGCCTGATTCAGCAGTACATTACTGATATATCCGGCTCTTTCGTCCTTTACCTCGGCAATAACAGACTGATTGGCATTCACTCTTACCTGTGCCAGCGGTATTTGATAAATGTCCTCGGTCTGCGTGATAGCTGCCGGCTTGGGATCGGCTTCGGCCACTCCCTTCAGTACTCTTATATAAATATTTCTCTCCGTTATATTCAGCTCTGCAACCACTCGGTCAATTCTTGGGTTTTGAGTTCCCACATCAAATTCCACCGTCTGTTCGTTTTCAAGGAATCCGGTTCTTCCATTGATAATAATTCCTCCCGGTTTCACCACACAGCTCATGGCAGAAAGATGTAATACCTGCAGTTCATTGGTTAATAAATCTGCTCCTTGCACTAAAATCCCATTAGAAAAATATGCTTTGATTAAATCTGCCAGCTCTTTGGAATGTGCGACTCTATCGTATTCTTCTTGCCCGGTCTGCGGATTTGTTATGATTTCAGCGTCAAAAGGCATTGCCTTTAAACTAAAATTATTCATATTATTTTGCCCCCTTTGTTACTAATTTCATTGTTTCATAGATGTCAGGAATATCTTCTCCCAGCTTTATAGACAGCTTGTACCCGTTAATATCCCAGCTTTCCGTAACACTTGATATTCTCAAATTCACTGAAAATCCAATGCTTTCATCCGTACAGTTCACTATATCTCCCAGATAAAAATCTTTCCCGAATTGTTTATTGCTGAGAAGATAGAATTCACAGTCTACCACCTCATTTACCGTCATTTTTCGTAAGGCTGCCTTGGCCGCAGATTCCAGCATTACCCGATAGCTGGTTTCCGGCAGAGTCACTTCATCCAGTTTTCTAGAAACTTGACCGGATAGATCCAAAAAACGTTCTCATTTCCAAGGCTTATGGAGATGTCCATTCCGTCTCCTTTTACATAGATAAAATTACATACATTTGTAATGCTCTTGGTATACTCTACTTCCAGAAGATTATCTCTATCCCTGCTCAAGATTAAGGGCTGCACATCATTTTTCACGAATTCAATAATCTGTACCTTATATTTCCATCCGTTATCATAATATATATTTTCCCTGCACCAATTAATGCCGGGCTCCTTACCGGCTCCAAAGGTTGCCGTAAGATCCATAACAGCGGCATATTCCGTATAAACAGCAATATTTTCTTCCTCCGGCAATTCTCCCTGTCCCAGAACAATTCGGAACACACCGGAGCTTTCCGGTACATACAGTGTAGAAAACCGCTGCATCCCATTGGTTTTTCCCACAGAGAAGGTATATCCTCCCTGAGCATCGGCAATCCCGTAATCAAGCACGGATTCCGTAGGGTTATTACACAGAACGTCCATATAATAGACATGCTGTTCATTTAAACTCATATCTTGATAAATGTATCCTGATTTTCGAAAGAAATAAATCCATCTTCTAAAATTTCCATTTTCCCAATATTCTTCATACCGGTCTTTCAGCTTAATCTTTCTAAACCTTCCATCTTTGGAGGATAAAATGCTCTCTCCCAGATAATTTGTGCCGCCGTCTATCTGCTGCCAGCCTTTGAGATCCTGTTCAAATTGCCCGTTGATTAGAACATCCAGCGCATCATGTATTTCAATAAAGGTTTTGGTATTTTTCTCTTCTGTTCGATTTGTCCCCTTATAGGTATCAAATACGAGTTTTTTTGCTTCCTCGTCAACCCGTAAATGAAATCCCAGCATTGCTTTCTGGCAAATCTTTTTTATAGCCTCCAGCAGCAATTCATTGAAGCAGGCATAGCTGTCTACCCCTTCATCTGCATCAGCGAAAGTACCTAAGCTTAAATTGGTTAAGACTCTGTTAGATTCGCTGCTGGTTACCATATTGTCAGAAAGAAGCTTTTGAACCATCTGAGCCGGCTGTATGGATTCAAAAGCATAGTCCCCCAGTGCCACTCTTCTTTCCAAAAGGACCTCTGTCATTCTTCCTTTAACTACTAAGGATTCAATTCCCTCATCATCAATGACGGTATTGATAAACTCTATCAAACCGCTATGCTTATCATCTTGTGGATTCTGCAGGATTCGATCCGTTTGCAGCAGATCAAAATATTCCATTCCGCAATGAAGCTCAAACGATCCGATCTCATTATAGGCAGCCGTCCATCCAAAATAAGTGTAGACATCTACAATGCCAAGCTTCTCCAGCTCTTGGCTGAGAACATATAAATCCATTATTCCTGCACCTCCAAATATAACGGTGTAAATTTAATCACATTATTCAGATTAGATGCATTTTTTGCTGCCGAGATCAATATATCATTTACGCCTGTATTTAGAGCCAGACTCATTGTGGATTTTTTAGTGACATTGTTCAAAATGTCGGTTTCGCTTGTACCTCGTATAAACTTTGCATATTTATTTCCAGATACCGTAGATATTTCAACTATGTCTCCTTTTTCCATATGAAGAATGACTTCTATAAATTTACCTGTTTTATTGTTGGTTATTTTTGGGTTCTTTACCTCGCCTTCATCGGCAATAAATCTTGCAATAAATCCGGTTTCTAAATCTCCGTCATTCACTATATTCCGTATGGATTCTTGAGATATCTGACCAAAGCAAATCCCTTTTGAAACAGGTATTATCATTGGAAACAGAGGTATTCCCCGAGCATTGGAATAAAATATGATTTCTTCCTTTGTTCGTTTAAA